ATGCTGCGCCTCGCGTACGACGCCGGCCTCCGGCGTGGCGAGATAGCCGTCGTCCACTCCGACGACCTGATGCAGGACCTCGACGGGTGGTCGCTACTCGTACATGGGAAGGGCGGGAAGCAACGCATCGTGCCGCTCACTCGCCGCCTCGCCCTCGATCTGCGAGCGGCTGGCTACGGCTACGTCTTCCCCGGCGCGATCGACGGGCACCTATCCCCGCGGCGCGTCAGCGAGCTCGCCGTCGATGTCCTGCCCACACCGTGGACCATCCACACTCTGCGCCACTCGTTTGGCACGAGGACGCACAACCTCGCCGGTGACACGTTTGTCGTGCAAGAGCTCCTAGGGCACGCCTCCCCGGCGACCACGAGACGCTACGTTCTGACGGATCGTAGCCGGCTTCGGGCGACCGTGGATGCGGCCGCCGGCTACTCGAGCTCGAGCCCGTATGGGCGAGAGTCGAGGTCGGCAGCCTCGTCCATTGGGAGTCGATAGGGTCCTCTGGCTGCTCGGTCAGACGCTCACGACGATGGCCACGATCGCCGCCCCGAGCGATGCCAGACCGATCGCGAGTGAGCTCCACGAGATGATGCGCGAGTGACGTTCGCTTTTCTCTGCGGCTTCCTGGGCACTCTTAGCAATCGCGAGGTTTTGCTCCATAGCCGTGAGCAGAGACGACAGCCGCTCTGCCGACTCTTCGGCGGCCGTGGCGGCGCGGCGCGCATGCGCGACCTGTTCTGAATGCCGCTGAGACTCCGCCGAAGCCCGGAGCACCGCGGGGTCCACTGGGTAGTAGGTCATGGCTCCATAGTGCAGCACCGGAACGCGCCGCCATAGCGTCTTAGTCGCCTACCGCTTGGCGTGCCGCCCCGCTGACGGCGTGTTCGCCGGCGCGGCGTAGGTGATGCCGAATCCGGCGAGCACGCCGAGCCCGACGAGGCACCAGTCGACCGGTGACATGGCCCCGTCAGCGAGAGCCGTCACGGCCGCCGTGAGGCCGCCAGCGAGCCCACCGCCGATCGCCTTCGATACCTTGTTGATCTGTTCCATTTCGGTATTCCTCCAATTGGTGTCGCGGGATGGTGTCCTCGAGCTCGCGCCGAATCTCGCGATCCGCGCCGCGGAGCTCTCCGATGTCGGATCGGAGCCCGCGAATGTCGCGGCCGTGGGTCTGCTGCACGTCCTCGAGACGTTCGACGGCGGCGTGCGTGGTCTTGCTCTGCGCGAGCACGGTGTCGAGGTCGTCACGCAGGTTGCTGCTGTGGTCGTTCTTCACTTGGTGTCGGATGGCGTTGACCTTGCCGTTGAGCAGAGCTCCGAGCACGAGGGTGACGACGCCGTTGACGAGGCCGATGAGAGCGACGAGTACGGCGTCGCTCATGAGCTACGAGGCGGCGCGGATGATCGCCTTGCGAGTGAACGCCGAGACGGTCTTGGGCTCGGGAAGCTTCTGCCCGTGCTGTTCCTCCCAGACGCCACGCCATGCGTCGTAGGACTCGCGGCTCGGGAATGAGTGCTTCCATCCGCCGCCGGCCACGGTGATCGTCTTGCCGTACTGAATGATGAGGGGCATTTCTTCGTCTTCCTTGTTGGGGGTGGTCGGGTTGCTCGGGGCGGGCGCTGACAGTGCCCCCCGCTCGATGTAGGCGGCGGGATCGACGGCGACGCCGTTGACACGCACCGTGAAGTGCAAATGCGGCCCCGTGGTCGCGGACCCGGTGCTACCGACGTGACCGATCGTCCGGCCCTCCTTGACGACGGCTCCGGGCTTGAACGCGGGCTTTTCTCTGAGGTGGCAACCGCCGAAGGTGTCGCCGTTGGGCCGGCGGCACGTGATCCACCATCCGCCTTTGTCCGTCCAGAACACGCTCTGGACCACGGCGTCCGCAATCGCGAGGAACGGCGTGCCGGCGCCCACGGGGTAGTCCTGGGCGGCGTGGAACGTGGACGCGCCCTCGGTCGGTGCCTCGCGAGGGCCGAAGCCGCTGCCGGCGAGCTCGCCGCTCGGTTTGCGGGGCGGGCTGGGGACGGGATGACGCATGGGGTGTCTCCTTCTCAGACGGGTTCGGCGTACTTGACCGTCAGCCGGGGCAGGGTGAACGGCAACGCCGTGGTGGTGTCGTGGAGCGCGACGATCTTGATCGACTCGCCGGGCAGCACGACGACGGTGGTGGATAGGGGCACTTCCATGCCGGACCCCGTGTAGGCGGTGTTTCGGGGAATGTCCTGGCCGTAGGCTCGGCCGTTGACCTCGGCCCTGAACGCGCGCGTGGTGCCCCCTGAGCGGCCCGTGAACCCGACGCGAGCCGAGATGTCGTAGACACCGGGGAACGGTGGGGTGATCGAGTCGTCACCGAAGGACCACCCGCCGTGGTTCACGAGGGGGCTTTCGGCCATGCGGAACATGCCCGTCTTGGGCGTCCAGACGTTCGGGTCCATTGAGGTCGTTGTCACCACGGCGTTGTCGAGGACGGGAACGCGGCCGGCGACCGGATACCAGCCGGCTTGACGCGCTCCGCCGGGGTTGGTGCTTGCGTTGTAGAGCGCGAAGTAGCGTTCCGTCCATCCGCGGTCCGTGCGGATGGCCGACGCGCCGCGCCGCTGCAACGCGAGCTGCGAGGCCGATGTCGTCGGCACGCCGAAGTGCGCGTCTCGAGCGGCCGCGGTGGCGGCCACGATCGCGTCCGGGTTGGTGGCCGCGGGGACGCCGGCGGCCCTGAGGGCGGCCTCGACGCCCTCAGCCAGCGCTTGCATGAATCCGGGGAGTCTGTACGCCTTGTCGGCGGGACCTGGATAGGGGATTCCAAAGAGGGGTGTGGGCATGGTCAGGCTGCTCCTGTAGCGGTGTGCTCGAGGTCGGAGAATGAAATGTTGGGGTCGATCTGCGAGAACGACGGGTTGACGTTGGTGATCCACGAGGCGACGGTCACCGGGTCTGGGTCCGGCGCGGCGACGGCCGGCGCGAACTTGAGGTCCGACGCATACCAGCCGCCATCGGAGTATCCGAACCGGCCGCCGATGAGCATGAACATGGGGCCGACGTAGCGGAGGCCGGCGTATTTGAGGCCGGTGAAGTACCACGTCATCCCGTTGCGCTGCGCGGGCGTCGTGAGCGTCGTGACCATCGCCGTCCCGAGCGCTTCGACGGTGGACGGGTCGCGGAGGTTCGCGGCGAGGGCCGGCAGCCCGATGCGGCCGTTCATCCCCCGGATGTTGGCGACGGTCGCGCCGTCCTCGGTGCTCGGGTCGGTGAGGAACGCGTCGAGTGCCGCGCCCGGCACGTTGCGGCTCCACCCGCTGGGCGCGGTGCGATCGCGGGTGTAGTACCAGAGTTGCGCGTCGAAGTCGAGACGGTTCTCGACCAGGCGGCCGGGGATGGTCTCGACGCCGGCGACGTACTCGGTGAGCTCGTGCTTTTCCACGAGGTAGTTGTTGTCGTAGCGCTCGAGGTGGTTGCGACTCACAGTGAATCGGATGCTGTTGATGCTCTTGCTGAACGTCGATACGAGGTCCGGGTTGCGCTGTTCCATCTCGAGGTACGCCGCCGGCACGACGTCGGTGCTTCCCGCGCCGACGAGGACGACGCGCCCACCCGTGTAGGTCAGCGCGAGAGCGCCGGCGGTGGACGGGTAGCCGCGCCCCACGCGGTCGGTGTCGGGGCGGTAGAACGGCGCGCCGGGTCCGGGGAGGTAGTACGCACGGCGGATGAGGTCGAGCGCGGTGTCTCCCATCGGCACGGGGGCGGAGCGGACGCTCGTGCCCGTGTAGCCGCCGCTCAGTCCGCCCGGTACGGCGGCACGAATGCGGGCGTCGGAGTTGTAGACGTCCTCGACGCGGTAGGACGGGTGTTGGAGCCGCCAGAAGTTCGGGCCGTAGAACTCCGTCATGCCTTCGCGATCCTCGACGGCGTCGGCGGGGTCAGGACCGGGGCCGGTCGGGACGATCTTGGCGAGGATGGCAAGCGGGTCCACCGCGAGCAGTGTGGTGGACCACAGATGCACGGTCTCGCCGTCCGGGCTGAGGATCGTAGCCTCGCGGGTGGCAATCTCATCGACGTCTCCGCGGTAGACGCATCGGTCGTCGTACCACACCGTGATCCGCTCGCCGTAGCGAGCCGGGTCGCTCGACCATGTGCCATCGGGGTCGAGCACGCGGAGGGTGAGCTTGGCCGGCGGCACGTCGTCGTACACGCTGTCGCGGCCCCAGTCGATGTAGAGGTCATCGAGGGCGGCCGGCTGTGACGCGTTCCACGACTGCGCGAGCTCAGTGCCGCCGATCGTCACGCGGATGCCGGCCATTAGCGGTTACCCCCGGCCGCCACGATCCCGTTCCGGCGATCGAGCCGGCGGAGCACGGATTCCATCTGGCGGGCCACCGCGTCGGGGTCGATTGCGCCCTCGACGGTGATGTTGTAGACGTTCTGCGCGGGGGCGCTCGAGCTCGAGCTCGAGCTCGAGCCGATACTCGACGGGGCTGGCATGGCCGCCGCGGTCGTCGTCATCGTCATGGGCTCGGCCGCGAGGGTGGCAGAGTAGCGCGCGGCGCTGGCGAGCATGGTGTCGGCGGTGGGAGTGGTTATCGCGCTGCGCGCCATGAGTTGCGACGAGTCGCGGCCGCCGCTTCCGCCGGTCCATCCGTCGCTCACGCCGATGAGCCGGCCGAACCAGTCGATGGCCTCGCGGATCCAGTTGATGACCGGTCCGAAGGTGTCGTCCGCCCACCTCCCGATCGACGCGAACCAGTCGCCCACGGCTTGCGCACCGGTCTCGATCGCGGCGCATAGCTCGTCCCAGTTGTTGATGACGACGATGATGATGGCGATGAGCAGCCCGATCGCGGCGACGATGAGCAGCACGATCCAGGTGACTGGGTTGGCCAACCATGCGGCGTTGCTAGCCCACTGTGCCGCCGTCTGGATCGCCTGGGCGGCCGCGTACACGCGCATCGCGCCGCTGATGAGCAGAACGCCGCCGGCGAGCACGCCGATGCCGGCGGCGAGGACGGTGACGAGCTCGCTGTTGTCGCTGATCCAGCCGGCGAAGTCCGCGAGGACGAGTGCACCCTCGGCCATGAGCGGAAGCAGTTGCTCTCCGAGCTTGGCTTGGGCGTCCTCGAACGCGGCGTTGGCGATCTGCTGGGAGCCGGCGGCGGTGTCCGCCTCGCGGGCGAACTGTCCCTGGGCGGCCGCTGTCTGCTCGGTGAGCAGCGCGAGGGTGGCTTGCGTCTCGGCGGCGCGGGCGGCGTCACCTGTGAGCCCGGAGAGGCCCATAGCTGCGACTCGGGCGCTCACGTCGGCGGCCTTGATCGATACGCCGTAGCGCTCGATGGGGTCGCGTTCGCCACGGAGCAACGAGGACAGTGCACCCACGGCGTCCGACGTCGTGCCGCCGAACATGGCCGCGAGGTCCGAACCGAGCCCGATGAGACTGTTGGTTTGGCCGCTCACCTCATCGAGGCTGAACCCCATGTTCTTGAGCTGAGCTCCGAGCACGGCGGACAGCTGCGAGTATTCGGCCCTCGCGAGTCCGACGTCGGCGGCGGACGTCTGGGCGTACTCGTGGACGCGGGCAGCGTACTGCCCGAATACCGAGTCCACCGCGCCCGTAGCTTGCTCGAGCGAGCTCGCCGCGTCGCCGGCGGCCATCGCCGCCGCGCCGATGCCGGCGAGGGCGACGGCCGAGCCTGCGGCGGCGCGGTCCAGGTTCTGTTGCATCCGGCCGGCGGAACCGTCCACCCGCTCGAGGGACGTGACTGCCGAGGTGGCGTCTCCGATGATGCGGATAGCCAGGATGGCGGTTCTACCCATTGGATTCCTCAGCAATCTTGTCGAGCAGGTGGACGGTGGTGGCGTAGTCCTCGAGGGTTGGGGTGGCCTCGCCGCGCCACGCCCACGGGGTGGTGTTCGTCTTGAGAGCGAGGGCTACCGAGAGGTAGTGGAACGTCCCCGCCTCGTACCTTTTCCCACGCCCTCCACCTCGAGCTCGCCCTCGTCGTCGGACCCGGGCTCGCCGTCGTCGTCCTTGACGGTCTCGACGTCGAGCGCGGCCGTGTCGCCCTTCGTGAACTGGTCCCACGTGAGCTCGATGTCACCGTTTCGGTGAGCGGCGGACCACGCGAGGAACGGCTCGAGCTTGAGGGCGTTGTCGGACAGCGGCCCCCAGCCCTTGTTCTTACGGAGCGTCTGCTCGAACTTGAGCCGGTCCTCGAGGGTCGGTTGGACGTCGAGCTTCTTGCCGTCGTGGAGGGTGATGCGGAGCTTGCGAGCGGTCATAGTCAGGTTCCTTTGATCTTGTCGAGTGCGGCGTCGGTGTACTGCTCGTAGAGCGGGACCCACCGGGATTCGGTGGCTTGTGCGCCGGCGCTGGCGAACGGGTTGTCTTTGATGTGGCGTCGGAACCAACCCCAGTGAATGGGGCCGGCGTATCGGACCGAGGTGTTATTGCCGACGCGGACAATGCCGGCGGTCTTGGTGCCGGCGGCGCGGATCGTGTTGGCGAGGCGGTTGGACCGCCGGGGGACTCGAGCTCGAGCCCCCTCGGCGGCCACGCCGGCAGCGGCGCGGTGGACGGTCTTGAGGTCGGTGAGGTCGTCGCCGGCCTCGCGGAGCCCCTTACGTAGTGCGCGGCCGCCGCGCACCTCGTAGACGGGGCCGGCCACTATGCGACTTCGCCGGGGGTGGGCTCTCCGACGATCGGGAACTCGGCGTCGGACGTGTTGCGCTTCTTGACGTCGCCGCCGATGTTCACGGGTCGAATGCGGACGGTTCCCGACCAATCGATGCCGCCGGCGTTATTCGGGGTGAACACGAACGGGAGCTCCTTGCCGCGGTTCGCGAAGCAGAACATCTCGAGGCTGTCGAACTCGTAGTTCTGCTGCAGCGTGAGGGCGAGCACGTAGGCGTACGTCTCTTCGCCGGCCTGCTCGGACCCGTCGAGCATGGGCGTCGGGTCTTCCGCCGACGTATCGACGGTGATGGCGCACTTGCTGAGCTCGCCGGCCCACTCGCGGGCGCTGGCCGTCTCCCCGATCTTGAGCGAGCCGGGGCCGAGGGTACGTGTGGACATGGGGTCTCCTAGTCGAGGGGGTGAGTGGTGAGCGTGTACGCCGGCAGGGCCGGCCCTTGCGTCGGCTGGAACTGTCCCGGCTCGGCGCTCTTGAGGTTGATGTGGCCGGCCACGAGCGCGTCGATGATGGTGTCGATGCGCTCCCACGCGGCGAGGTAGTTGTCGGGCGGGCCGGCGATGATGTGGAGTTCCCACGACGCCGTGGGGTCGCCCCACGAGCTTGAGAAGTCGAGCGTCGGGGGCGACACCACGACGACGCCGTGTCGTGCGCCTGACGGCACCTCGAGGGCGTTGAGGGTCGCTCGCGCGTCCTCGAGGCCGGCGGCCTCGAGCGCATTCGTGATGTCCGCCACGAGCTCGTGGGCGGCGGTGATCCGGTCGGACATCACAGCCCCATCACGAGGTACGGCCGCAACAGCGGGTAGGCGGCGGTCATGGGGTCGCGGTTGATGCGGAATGGCTGAGGGCCGGTGCCCTCGAGGCCGACGACGCCGTTGCGGCTCGCCTTCCGGTAGTACAGGTCCGCGCCTACCTCGAGCACGGCGCGCGCCACCACGTCGGCGGGCACCTTGAACGGGTTGTCCTCACCACCGATGAACTCGTGCACCATCGACGTCGCCGTGGCCGCCGAGGCAGCCGCGAAGTCGGCGTCCTCTCCGATGGCGTTGACGTACCACTCGAGGGTGGTGTCGGTGGCGTCGCGCGCCGTGCTGTCGGTCATTACGCGCCCGCGCCGATCTGGACCGGCACGAGGGCGTCGGGGAACTGCGACGCCGAGGCGAGGTAGCCGTACTTCGAGAACGCGGCCGTGAGGTTGAGCACGTTCTCGTCCTGCAACTGCCAGGGCGCGCCCGCGCTCTCCCACGTGGTGATCGCCACCGGGTCGTAGAACGACATCGTGCCGGCGGCCGCGCCGGGGAGCAGCTTGAACGCCACGCTGGCGAGGTTCCCCTCGATGTTCCGGAGGTCGAGCTCGCCCACCTGGTTGACGCCCTGCCCGTAGACGCGCATGAGGCTGTTGCCGTTGGTGTCCTCGAGGCGGAGCAGCTTCTTGAACACGTCCTTCGACACGAGGCTTCCCTCGAGGACATAGCCGCGGTCGTCGTAGAGCTCGGCGGCGTCCACGATGAGGTCGAGCCAGTCGTATGCGTCCGCGTCGACGGCGATGCTGAGCTTGTTGCCGGCGGTGATCTGCTTGGCGATCGCGGCCGCGAGCACGTCGCGGACGGCGCCCTCCGTCGCCTTGGCGTACTCGATGTCCATTGCCTTGAACGCCGTGCTGAGGTACGCGGCGTTGGCTCGGTCGATGACCTGGCGGGTGACTTCCGTGTATCCGCCGTAGGTGTCCACGCTGGTCGAGTCGCTCTCGAGCACGACCTTGCCCGTGGGGAGGTCGTCGCCTTCCTTCGCCTGCTTGCCGACCGTGATGCTGTTGGACTTCAGCTTCAGGTACTCCATCGTCATGCCCTTGGCCGGCAACGGCTCGACGGTGAACGTGTTCAGCACCTTGCGACGCTTCTCGATGAGCTTGATTGCGTCATCGATCCACGTGTTGCCCTGCTTGTTGTCCGCGGACGACGAGCCCGTGTAGGCGAGCTCCTGGTAGAACGTCTTCGCGTCCTCAGCGCCGGCTGCGAGGTCGATGACGAACGCACCGAACGACGCCCACGTGGGGCCGGTCGAGGGGCCGGCGGTGGCGAGGTGCGCGAGCCGCGTCTCGAGGGTGCGCTCGAACGTCTCGGTCTGCTGCTGGAACCGCTGGTCGAGGTCGTCGGCGGTGAGCGTGTCGGTCACTGTGGGGGTCTCCTGTTCGGTGGATGGTGCGGCGTAGGACGCGGCCACTTGGGTGACCGCGGCGTTTTGATAGGCGGGGATCGCGCACAGGCTCACCTCTACGAGCTCGGCGGCGTGCACGTGGTAGGTGTTGTGCTCGGCGTCGTACGTGAACGCGCCGTCCTCATCGAGCACCTGGATGCCGACCGACAGCCCGTCGCGGAGCCCGTTGGCGGCGTCCTCGAGGGCCTTGTCGCCGGCCTCGCCTGGCGGCAGCTTGAACGCGGCGTTGCGCGTGTCGCTTGAGAGCTCCGTCATGAACCCGACCGGCTGGCGCTGGTCGTGATCGATGAGCATTTTGACCCGCTTGAGCGGCTGGCGCGGGCGGAGTGCGCCCTCGTGCAGCACGATGCGGCGGTAGTCGTTCGTCGGGACGCCGAACTCGGTAATGACGCCGCGGATGGTGCGGCTCTCGCGGTCGAGTTGGATCGTGGGCGCAAGCGCCTCGAACGTGATGGGTCCGGTCACTGGGCGGGCTCCTTGGTCGGGGTCGAGGTGGGGGCGGTCGCGCGCCGGCCGGCGAGCTCGGCTCGCTGGGCGTCGGTGAGTGGGGCGTCTCCCTCGAGGGCACGCACCTCGTCGGGGGTGCGCCATCCCTTCACGGGGTCGAGGCTGATGGCGTGCGCCTCGTACCGGGATTTGGTGTCTGAGCGGAGCAGTGCGTCGAGCTTGAATCGGGCGACCTGTCGGCCGGGGAGGAGGTCGCTGAATGCTTCCTCGATCTCGCGGAGCGCTTTCATGAGGCCGAATCGGACGTATCCGATCCACTCTTGCTCGACGTTGCTGTAGGTCTCGGAACTTCCCTCGACGGCAACGAGCATGATCGACGCCGGCGCGCCGATGAGTCGGGCCATCTCGATCGTGCTGAACTGCTGCGTCTCGAGGAACTGCACGTCGGACGGCTTGAGCAGCAGCGGCGAGTACGTGAGGCCTTGTCCGAGGACGCGAAGCTTCTCGTTCGGGCCGAACGCGGCGTCGCTCTCGCGTTTGGAGCCGTCCGGGTTGCGTCCGTACCAAACGTGCTTGTACTTCTCGGCGGCCCCGGGCGGGAGCTCCTGATCGGTCGTGAGCACGCCGTCCGGGATGTTCGAATCGGAGAGCCAGAGCGCGCCGTAGTCGCGTGCGTCGAGCGCGCCGCGTACCTCGATCTGCGCGGCCTGGATCGGTCCGAGTCCGCGGTGGAGTCCGGGGATGCGAAGCAGCTTGAGATGGGCCATGCCACGCCGGTCGTACTGCTTGCCGCGGTAGTGGTAGGTGATCTTGTCGATGCCGAATCCGTCGCGCTCAACCTTGACCGTCACCTCGCTGGGGTTGACGGCGGTGAGGTTGACGACTTCGCCCTTGCGGCTCGAGCCGTCGTCGGCGCGGGTGATGAGCCAGAACGCGTTGCCGTCGATGTAGAGCGACACGGTGGTGTACTCGAGGAACGCCGATCGCGTCTCATCGATGTCCGGCTTCTCTACGAGCGTGGGGGTGGCCTCGAGGGTGACGCCGTTGCGCTCGACGGCAAGCGAGAGTTGAGAGACCGACGTGGCGTGAATCTGGACGCCGCGATACAGGGTTGAGAGGGTGAGGGCGCGTTCCGCCGTCACGTCGGTCTCTCGGAGTCGCCGGCTCGGCATGATGCCCGCCGGGGTCGTCGCCACGGGGGCCGGCTGCGGCGCGGCGTCGAGTCCGAGGACGGACTCGATTTGCGAGTTGAGGCGTGACCAGAACGACATACGGGAGAGCTTGAGGGGCGCTCTCCCGGCTTCCCAAACCTCGCGGTACGTTCGCGGCCACTGAGGGCCGTTCGGGGCCGCTGAGGGCCGGCTATGCGAGTTGCATTGCGCGCACGGGTGGCATGTGGTGGATGCCGTACGATCCGAGGTTGCCGGCCTCGAGGGCGCTGATCGATCCGACTGATGCGCGCCGGCCGAACAGCCACGTGCCGTCCCCGGTGAATCGCTTGGTGGCGAGCTCGGCCGCCCGGTCGAGCGCGGGGTGCGGCTTGTAGCGCCACGTCGGCTCGGTGGGGTGCGTGATGCCCGCGAACGTGTTCTGCGTGGCCGCCACGACGTCGCCGGCCCCGATCGGCACGAGGCGGAGTTCGGCGCGCTCTGCGGCGTCGTGGAGCGACGCGGAGGGGCCGTACTTGTCGATCGCGAACGCGGCCGCGGGGTACTTCGCTTGGAGCTCCTTGAGGCGGTCGAGAGCCCACGTGGTGCCGGGGCCGTGGCCGTCCTTCACCACGGCGGTGAGTGTGCCGGCCCCGTAGAGCTCGGTCGCGGTGATGGTGGTGTCCACGCCGTCAACGCCGTGGGCCGCTCCGAAGCAGATGGGACCGGGGGCCGGCGCGTCGCCGTTCCACTGCGCGGCCGTCCACGCGGGCGCGGGGATGACGCGCTCGGTGGCTCCGGTCCTGCGGTTGCCAAACGCGCGCGCGAACTCGCCGGGAGAGTCCGCGAACTGGGCGCGGAATCCTTCGAGGTCGGTGAGCTCGAGCAGGTAGCCGGCTCCGGGGTGACGCGCAAGCACGCGGTCGAGGTCGTCGGGGTCGTCGTCGGGCTCGAGGCCCCAGTCGAAGAATGCCGTTGAGGGGTCGGGGGTGTCCGACCGGGCTTCCTCGAGCAGCATGTTGAGTGCGGTGCTCTCGATCGTGCCTTCCGTCGAGAGCAACCAGTTTTGCGGCCGCTGTCCGGTCACCATGCGTCGCGTCGTCTGGGTCGGGCCGTAGCTCTGCCGCATGAGCGAGTATTGCGCCGCGGTGTGGAACCAGAGCTCATCCATCGTCGTCCGGTCGGACTGCTTGCCGTCGAGAGCGCCCTCGAGCGGCGGGAACGGTCGGATGGTCGAGCCGTTGACGAACCCGAGTGCCGCGGAGCCGTTGGACCGGCGTGTGTGAGGCGCAAGCGCTTTGATGTTGGATGCCTCCCAGGTGTCGGCCATCTCGAGGAACTTCTCTGTGGCGTGCCCTCCGCTCTGCGCGGTGTACCACGCCCGTCGCTTTGGTCCCATGAGCATGTTCTGAACGCCGGCGGCGAGGTCGAGGGTGGTCTTGCCGGCCTGGCGCTGCACAGTGATGAGCACGGTGGAGTAGACGAACAGCCCGAACGAATCCACCTCGAGGGCGACGTCGCACACGTAGCGTTGCCAGGGCAACAGCGGCTGGCCCATCTCGGCGGCCACCGCGGCGACCTTCGCACCGTGCGTCGCCCGGTCGTAGTTACGCGGGGTGACCTTCCGGGGCGGGGTCAAGTTGGGCGGGAGCAGCAAACGCATCGAGCAGCCTTCTCAGTTCGGGCGACAGGTGGGAATCATCGATCTGTTCCGTCTCGGGTGGCGCGAGTTGCTGCATCATCGCGAAGAGTTGCGCGGCCTCGTTCGCGATCGCGCGCCCCTTGTTGTTGCCCTTATCGATCGACTGGGCGAGCGAGATGCATAGCTGCTTGATGGTGCGTTTCGGGCCGGTGAGCGGGCCGGATTCGTCCTCGAGCTCGGCAATCGCGGCCCGCGTCTCGGCTTCCGTGGCTCCGACACCGAATCCGCCGTGAACCACACGAGAATCGGCCGTTTTTTCGAGGCCAGGGAGCTCGATTTCAGCGCTCATCAGGGCGTACCTTTTTTCTTTTCTGAGCCGGATTGGGGAGAGGGGGACGGTGGACGCGGGGCTTCCGCCGCGAGCTCGTCGGAAATTTGGGGGTCGTCATCGGCTCACCAATCCGGTTCCGACGAGCTCGAGCTCGAGGCGACCGGCATGGGGCGAGGCTCGATCACCGGCGCGCCGTAGGTCGCGTACCACCGGGCCACGTGCTGTTGCATGATGGGCGGCCTCATCGTGCGAGCTCGAGACTCGACCACCTCGCGGCCGGGGTCGATGATGATGATCTGCCACCCGAGCCGCTTGTAGTCCGCGAGGTCATCGGGGCGCGGGATGGCGTGGATGAGCCACACGGTGATGCGCTCCTTGAGACGGGTGGCCGCGTGTACGGCAGCCTGTCGAGCCTTGATGGCGACGTGTCGCACGTGCTCGGGGTAGGTGTGGGTGGCGTCCGGCTGCACGGGCATGAGTGCGCGCGCGATCGCGTCCATATCGATCACGACGTCGTGAGCTCGCGCGTGCTCGAGCACGTATGTGGACTTGCCCGATGCGGGCGGCCCGATGACGACGACGATGGACGCGCCGTAGCCGCCCATCACGCGGTTCTGACGCTTCGAGTTGCACGGCTTGCACGCCGGCCGGTAGTTCTCGAGGACGTCGGCGCCACCGTGCGAGTAGGGCACGACGTGATCCTTCGTCGTCGCGACCCGTGTGCATCCCTTGAGCCTGAGGTGACACTCGCGCCCGTACGTCTCGAGCACGAGTTGGGTCATGCGCTGCGAGGCGCGGCCGCCGCGGTTACCGGCCATTCGGTGCAGCCTCGAAGACGTGGTGGACGCTGAGTGCCCGCATTGGGATACTCAACAGACCCGACCCTTGGAGGCACCCATGACGAAGTACCTGGTCTCTTACGACCTGTCCAGACCGGGACAGGACTATTCGAAGCTCATTGAGCACATGAAGTCCTACGGCACGTGGGCTCATCCCCTCAAGAGCGTGTGGGTGATCGTGACCACTAAGACGGCCGTCGCGGTTCGCAACGATGCATCGGCGTACCTGGACGCGAACGACAAGATCCTCGTCGTGGAGCTTGGCCACCCTGCCGCCTGGCGCGGGTTGAGCGACGAATTGACCCAGTGGCTCAAGAACAACCTCTAGGGGCGACCGCACGCAACTCCGCTCGATCGTCACTTCGTCGCTCCCGGCGTTCTACTGGTGCGCGTCTGTAGGCACCATGCGTGAACGTCCTTCCACGCGTATCGCACCTCGCGGCCGATCTTGATGAAGTGAGGCCCGCGGCCGGTCTTGCGAAGCTTGGCGAGGCGTTCGGTGGTGACCTGGAGCCACGCGGCCACCTCGTCGGGCGTTGCGAGCGTGCTATTCGCCATCGTCGGCCCCCTTGCCCCACTGGATCATCACGTCGAGGTGTCGGCGGGCGTCACGAGCTCGTAGGACGAGCCACGCGACGGTAAACACGCCGCCGGCGATCCACGCGAGCTCCGGGGGCATCGCTTCGTGGTTCACTGGGCGGCCTCCGAGCTCTCTCGGCGGGCGAGGCGAGAAGCGTGCACGGCGTCCATATCGCGGGTTTCCCAGACGCTCAGCATCCGCCGGCCGGCGTCGAGCCAGGACAGCGCGAGCGCGATGTAGTCGGGGTTGCCGGCGAATGCGAGCGTGGCGACGAATGCGACCTGAGTGGCTGCTCGTAGGCGCTCCTCGTGGTCGGTCACGAGCTCGGCGCGGTCGGCGGCGTCGAGCATGTCGTGGCGCATCGCGTTGAGCTCTTCCGCGAGCTCGCGGGGCGTGCGGGTGTCCGGGGTGGTGGCGTACACGGTTCAAACTCCGATCGTGAGTGAGATGAGCGCGCTCACGAGCGCGGCGATGGTGACGAACAGGACCGAGACGGCCACCTGTGTCCTCATCGGCGCGTTCTGGACGCGAGTGGGCTGGTAGGTGGCTCGTTTGCGGGTCATGTGCTCCTGCTTCCCGGTCGTTACGGTGGGAGCATGTTTGGTGACCTCGCCCCGTCCGTGTCCGTCCTGCTGGCTTCCGTGGTGGGGGGTCTGTTGGCGCTCATCGTGAGCTTGTGGGTGTCGTGGGCGATCATCCGCGGCGCGGTGCTGTCGGCTCTCCGGAAGCACTCCGACGAGCAGCGCGCTCACGAGCGTGCCTCGAGGGGCGGGCAGCCCATCTCGCAGTGACGATCCGTCACCATGCGGTGCGTGCATCCGGTAGACGCGCTAGCGGCTCTAGGGGTCGCGCCGTAGGCGTCCGACTCTGCCTCGCGCCCGCGTTCAGGTACGTAAGTTTCTTCTCTAGATGAGTAGGGGTGGTTGGAGGACGGTTCGGGTGTCGCTCGCGACACCCCTCCCCTGTCGGAAGCGACACCCCCTGTCGGAAGCGACACCCCTGTGGAGAACTCGAGTCCCGGCAGCGGCTCGCGGGTCCGGTGAGCGCTCGATCGATCGCACGTCGGCGGGCACTTGAGCTCGAACCGATAGAGGTTCGGTCGTGCATGGTCGGGCGTACGGTGAGTACCGCCCTGATTGGCCAGCCGCTTGACCTCTCCGAGCTTCACGAGGACGTCAATGGCCTTCTGCACGTTGCGCGGCGTCACGCCGGCGTAGCGAGCGAGAGTGGCGACCGAGGGCCACGAGCCGCCGTCGCCGTCGTGATTCGCGATCCCGATGAGGACGAGCTTGGCCGTGCCGCTCGTCTGCGAGTGGTTGAGCGCGATCGCCATTGACTCGACGCTCACTCGTCGCCCTCGAGCTCGTCGGGGTTGAACAGGTAGTAGCCATTGCGGAGCACGATCGCCGGCTCGAGGCGCTCCTCGCGCACGGCCTTGCTGATTGCCTGTTTCGTCACTCCCCGCGCGGCAGCAAGCTGCGCCGTGGTGAGGTAGGGCCCGGTCGTAGTCAC